CGTATATTTAATAAATTAAAATAAGTTATGGCAAAGAAACAAAAGTTGTACGAGTACAAAACAATCAATTCAAAAGGTGCTATTATTTACCTAGCACGTTATCAAGGTGAAGAAAATTGGAAATTCCATAGATGGGATGGTCCTGCAATTGAGCCTTACTCACCTGATAGTGAATTGTTTACTGCATATTATCTAAATGGTATTAAATATAATGTAGATAGATATAATGAAATTATGCAAGAGCGTGAAGGTTTACCTTGGTATAAAAACCAATCAATGAAACATCTACTATCAGATTATAGAAACTAATATGAAAATAGGATTATGTGGTACAATGAGTGTGGGTAAAACCACACTCGTTAATGCTTTAAAAGATTTACCTGAGTTTAAGGATTATATTACTCGGACTGAACGTTCTAAAGAGTTAATGGCAATGGGCATCCCATTAAATACTGATTCTACACTTTTAGGTCAAACAGTTTTTTTAGCTGAACGTGCAAGTGAATTAATGCAAGAAAACATTATTACAGATAGAACTGTAATTGATGTTATGGCCTTTGCCAGGTGTTCTGAATCAATGTATTATTTTGAAGCTGATGATTTTTGTCAATTTGCATCTTATATGTTAAAAGAATACGATTATATCTTTTATGTATCTCCTGAAGGGGTAAAAATTGAGGATAATGGTATTAGAGAAACCAATGCAGAATATAGAAAATTAATTGATGAAAGTATTCAATTATTAATAAATAAGCATAAACACCGCATTAAAAATTATGGTGTACTTGAAGGTAGTACGGAAGAACGTATTAAACAAATGCTAGAGACAATTTCTTTGTAATATTTATAATAAAATAATATTATAATGAGACGCTCACAACTAGCAGAATACATTAAAGAAACCATTATAGAAGTACTCTCAGAAGCATCTCCTGAAGAGGTAGATGCACAGAAAGAGTTAAACAAAGAATTAGAAAAAACAGTTCAACTATCTAAAGAACTATCAGAAGATGTAGATGACGATACAGCTGAACCTACATCTAAAGATATATCTAAAAAAGACTCAATTTCTGTAATTTCCCGTAAACTTCAAGATACAACAAAAGAAATGAAATCTGTAGTTAACCAATGGAAAAAAGCAGAAGGTTCAGAAAAAGATCGTTTTTTAAACCGTTTAAAAGAGTTAACTAAAATTAAAAAAGAACTTGAAGGCTTACTTTAAAAATATTCAAAATTTACTTATTGTAGTTTTAGTAGCGCTCCTCTTTTTACAGAGGAGTTGTTCTTCTCCCGACCCCGTAGATCCTGTAACCATTACAGAAATAGTAACTAAATGGGATACTGTTAAGGTTGAAAAAACAAAATATGTTCCAAAATGGAGAACTAAAATTATCCACGATACTATTCCTACAAATGTAGATACTATAGCTATATTAAAAGATTATTATACAAAGTATTTTTATTCAGACACGATTGAATTAGATACTATAGGTTCTATTATTGTAAATGACACGGTAACTAAGAATTTAATCTTATCTAGAAATGTTCAATCCAACATATTCGTCCCAACAATTACAGTTAATAAAACTATTTACATCTACAAAAAAGAATTTTTTGGGGGTATTTCGGTAGGGGCAACTAACCAAGCAGTACAAAACATTAACGGAGAATTATTATACGTTAATGAAAAAAGAGATGCATACGGTTTTGGTATAGGTTTAAATCCCGATTTCCACCCTATCTATACAGTCCGCATGTACTGGAAAATAGGTAAATAATGCCAGATTTAAGAAAAATAATCCAACAAGAGTATATCAAGTGTGCTAAAGACCCAGTACACTTTATGAAAAAATACTGTTTTATTCAGCACCCACAACGTGGTCGTATTCCTTTTCATCTTTATCCTTTCCAAGAAAAAGTATTAAAATTATTTCAAGATAACCCATATAACATAATTTTAAAATCTCGTCAGTTAGGTATTTCTACTTTATCTGCGGGTTATACTTTATGGTTAATGATATTTCATGAAGATAAAAATATTCTTTGTATAGCAACTAAACAAGATACAGCTAAGAATATGGTAACTAAAGTTAAATTTATGTACCATAATTTACCTTCATGGTTAAAAGAAAAAGATAAACCACAAGAAGATAATAAATTAACCCTTCGATTAAATAACGGATCACAAATTAAAGCAACCTCAGCAAGTTCAGATGCTGGTAGATCAGAAGCAGTATCCTTACTATTAATTGATGAGGCTGCCTTTATTGATAATATTGGTGAGATATGGGCTTCAGCTCAACAAACCCTAGCTACTGGTGGTGGTTGTATTGCATTAAGTACTCCTTATGGTACAGGTAATTGGTTTCATCAAACCTGGGTTAGATCACAAAATGGTGAAAATGATTTTTTACCTATTAAACTCCCTTGGTTTGTCCATCCTGAACGAGATCAAGCTTGGAGAGATAGACAAGATGAATTACTAGGTGACCCTAGAATGGCTGCACAAGAATGTGATTGTGATTTTAACACTTCAGGGGACATTGTATTTTACCCTGAATATATTGAATTTTATGAAAAAACATATATTAAAGACCCACTTGAGAAACGAGGCGCTGACCAGAACTTATGGATTTGGGAACCCGCTGATTATTCAAGATCCTATCTTGTGGTCGCTGATGTGGCTCGTGGAGACGGGAAAGATTATTCTGCATTCCATGTTATTGACATTGAAACAAATACACAAATAGCAGAATATAAAGGTCAAATTGGTACTAAAGAATATGGACACCTATTAGTAGGTATAGCTACTGAATATAATGAAGCTTTACTTGTAGTTGAAAACGCCTCTATTGGTTGGGCAACTATTCAAACTATTATAGATAGAGGATATACCAACCTCCATTATTCAACTAAAGGTGATGTAACAAGAGCAGACTCATACTTTGATAAATACATGGATACAAGTAAAATGGTTCCTGGTTTTAGTATGACCTCTAAAGTTAGACCTATGATTATAGGTAAATTCCAAGAATATATTTCAGATAAAAGTGTAGTTATCCAATCAAGTAGATTAATAGAAGAAATGAAAGTATTTGTTTGGAAAAATGGACGTGCTGAAGCTCAACAGGGATACAACGATGACTTGGTTATGTCATTTGGAATTGGTATGTTCATGCGTGATACGTCGTTTAAATTTAGACAACAACATTTAGATGCAAGTAGAGCAGCTTTAAATAATATGTCTTCTAATAGAACTGGGTTTGTAGGAGCTTATGGTAATAACCAGGTTCAAAACCCATATCTACAAGATATAAAAGGGAATAAAGAAGATATTAGCTGGCTACTTTAATCAATATTTATAATAATAAATTATATTATGGCTGATAAGGGCTTATTTCCAAGATTACAAAGATTATTCTCTACGGATGTTATTATTCGTAATGTAGGGGGTAATCAAGTAAAAACTATTGACACAGATAGAATCCAGACTTCAGGAGAATTTGCTACAAATTCATTAATGAGTAGATTACAAGGTGTTTACCAAAACCCAGGTTCTACCTCTCTGTATGGTGCTCAGTTCAATATGAACTACCAGTACCTAAGAACTCAACTTTATAGCGATTATGACATTATGGATCAAGATGCTATTGTAGCATCTGCTCTTGATATTATTGCTGATGAGTCTACACTTAAAAATGATATGGGAGAAGTTCTTCAAATAAAAAGCTCCGATGAAGAAATTCAAAAAATTCTATATAATTTATTTTATGATGTTCTAAACATTGAATTTAATCTTTGGAGTTGGACTCGCCAAATGTGTAAATATGGTGATTTCTTCTTAAAATTAGAAATTTCAGAAAAATTTGGGGTATTTAATGTTATACCTTACGCAGCTTATCATATTCAAAGACAAGAAAACTTTGACCCAGAAAACCCAACAAAAGTAGTATTTAACTACAACCCCGATGGGTTCTTTGGAGGCAATTCTTCAGGCTATTACCATACTCCTAACCAACAAAATCAAAATGTTATTCAATTTGATAATTACGAGATAGCTCACTTTAGATTATTATCTGATATGAACTATCTTCCTTATGGTCGTTCGTATTTGGAGCCTGGCCGTAAATTATTTAAACAATACATGATGATGGAGGATGCTATGTTAATTCATAGAATTGCTCGTGC